CTACAAGCGAATTTTCAGTTGATTCAGATACAATAGCTCTTCTTCATTTTGATGGAGCTGATGGATCTACGGACATGATTAATGCTGTTAATGAACAGTCTTTAGTTTTAGAAACTAATATTGGTGATGAGTCTGCATTTACAGATCATACTGTTGAAGTTACTGGTCAAGAACTAGCAATGTCTATGGGAGAAGAAGTTCCCACAGGAAATGCCAATGTTTCTTTAACAGGAATTCAATTAACAAGTTCTATTGGAGATGTAGAACAAGAAACCAAATATGCCGTCACAGGTGTTCAAATGGCTACGTCTGTTGGATCTGTTACAACAGTAGGAAATGCAGATATAGACGTGACTGGAATTCAACTACAAACAAATACAGGAAATCCAAATATTACAGCTTGGACTGAAATAGACCCTGGAGTAACTAACGTTTGGACACCAGTTGATAGGGCAGCTTAAAAAGGATATAATAAAAATATGGCATCAAGTTTTTCAGAATTAGGTATAGAACTAATGGTCACTGGCGAAAACGCTGGTACTTGGGGAGATAAAACTAATTCAAATTTAAATTTAATTCAACAAGCAATTGCAGGTTTTCAAGCAGTGACTGTTAATGGAACAGGAACTACTACTTTAGCAATGACTGATGCTACTATATCAAATGCAAGAAACGCAGTAATAAAATTAACAGGAACAATTACAGCAAATATTGATGTAACTATTCCAGATGCAATAGAAAAAACATACATTGTTGAAAACGCAACTACTGGAGCTTTTACAGTTGAGTTTAAAACTGTCAGTGGAACAGGTTTTACTTTTTCTGCAACAGAAAAAACAATTGCTATACTTTATTCAGATGGAACAAATATTATTGAAATAATAAATAACACGCAAAATTTACAAGACTTAGCAGACGTAGCTAATACAGACGGAAATTTTATTGTAGGAGATGGAAGTAATTTTGTTGCTGAGTCAGGTGCTACAGCAAGAACATCTATTGGTTTAGGTACTTCGAATGATATTCAATTTAACGATGGACAATTAAATTCATTAGGAATAGGTACTGCAGCTTCAGGAACTGCAGGAGAAATCAGAGCAACAAATGACGTAACTGCTTTTTATTCTTCAGATGTTGCACTTAAAGAAAATATTGTTAATATACCAGATCCGTTAGAAGCTTTAAAAAAATTAAATGGAGTTTTATTTGATTGGAAAAAATCTTATATTGATGAAAGAGGCGGTGAAGATGGCTATTTTGTTAGAAAAAAAGACGTTGGAGTTATAGCTCAAGAGGTAGAAAAAGTACTACCAGAAGCTGTTGCTCAAAGAAAAGATGGAATTAAAGCTGTAAAATATGATAGACTAACTTGTTTATTAATTGAAGCAGTTAAAGTATTATCTGACAAAGTAGAAAAATTAAACAAGGAAAATAAATAATGGCTGTTCCTAGTAACCCTAAATTATCAGACATTCAAACAGAGTTTGGTGGATCTAATCCAATAGAGCTTACAGAATATTATTCTGGTGGACCTTTAGTTCCAGCAGGATCTCCTGCTCCAAATGGTCCTATACCAAGTTCAGGTCAAATATCTATGGGTCAATTTAGATGTGCTGTTAATGCTGCATTTATTTGTGCTTCAGGTGGAACAATTACAACAAGTGGAGATTACAAAATTCATACATTTACAGGACCAGGAACTTTTACTGTTAATTCTGTAGGAAACCCTGCAGGATCTAATTCAGTAGATTATTTAGTAATTGCAGGAGGCGGTGGAACAGGAGGAAGAAATTGTCAAACTGGTGCTGGAGGTGCTGGTGGATTTAGATTATCTAATTCTACTTGTATGCCTGCTCCTTTAACTTCTCCTTTAGCTAATCCAACAGGTTTACCAGTTTCGGCTACAGGTTATCCAATAACAGTAGGAGCTGGAGGTCCACCAGCAGGTGCACCAGATCAACCTTCGGGTATTCAAGGTAGTCCCTCAACTTTTTCTACCATTACCTCAGCAGGTGGTGGAAAAGGAACTGGAGCAACTATAGGAGCTGGTCACCCGGGAGGAAGTGGTGGCGGTGGTATGACAGGATCTGGAGGAACTGGAAATCAACCACCAGTTAGTCCTTCACAAGGAAATCCTGGAGGACCTGGAAGTTGGAATCCACCTGAATATGGATCAGGAGGCGGCGGAGGAGCAGGTGCTTCTGGAAGTCCTGGAGGCACTGGAGGCGCTGGCGCAGGAGGTATAGGTTCTTATACAGTAATTAATCCCGCAAAAGGAACACCAGGTCCAGTTGGTTCAACAAGATATTTTGCTGGCGGCGGCGGAGGTGCATCTGAAAATCAAGGCGCATCAGGAGGTGCTGGCGGCGGAGGTAACGGAGCAGCTAATGGAGGAACTTCTACAGGAGGAACTGCTAACACTGGTAGTGGTGCAGGTTCAGGTAATGGACCAGGAGATGCAGATGGTTCTGGCGGTGGTTCTGGTATAGTAATTATAAGGTACAAATTTCAATAGGTAAAAATATGGCACATTTTGCAAAAATAAATGAAAATAATGAAGTCTTACAAGTTTTAGTTGTAGATGATAAAGACTTACTTAATTCTAATCAACAAGAAGAGGAATCAGTAGGACAAACATATTTAGAAACACATAATAATTGGCCTGCTCATTTATGGATTCAAACTTCTTATAATACAATTAATAATACACATAAAAATGGTGGAACTCCATTTAGAGGTAACTACGCTGGTATAGGATGTACTTGGGATTCTGTAAATCAAATTTTTTGGTTTCCACAACCATATTCTTCATGGATAAAAGATATTACAACTGCATCTTGGAAATCACCAATTGGTGATAGACCAAATTTAACAACAGAACAAATTTCACAAAACACAGCTGGTACTCATAAATGGTATTATGTTTGGAATGAAACTGCTTACCAAGCAGACAATACAACTGGTTGGGAATTATTAAATCATCTCGCTGAATAATTGACATAAAATAATATTTATGTAGTAATAAATAAATATTTATTATATAAATATATAATTATGCAAAAGAAAGTATTAACAGAACAAGCTTTATATTATGGCGATGTAAAGATGCCTAAGGGCTTTGAAATTAATCATGATGAATTAAAAGCTGATATTTTACAAACAAACATTGAAAATAGTGATTTTAAATTTTCAAAAAATTTTGATAAATTAAATACTTTTATTAAAGATCACGTTAATCTTAAATACAATATTGATTTAGTTAATAAATCAACGTGGGGAAATTTTTTTAAACCTTTTACAAATACTGAACCTTTATTAGAAGTTGACCCTGTTGATCTTAGAAACTCTCCTGATTTTGTACTACTGTATGGAGTACAAGTAAAAAATTGTTTTATTAAAATATATTACGAAGATAATAGAAGAAAAGGAAGAAGTTGGGACATAGAACTTAAAAATAATATGTTTATTATGTTTCCTTCAACTAACACGTATATTATTCGCAATAAAAAAAATGAAGATTTAAATTTTATTCAAACAATAACTTATGAATATCTCTAACCACTATTGGTATTTTACCTCTGTGATACCTCCTAAAATATGTGATGACATAATAAAATATGGCTTATCTAAATCTGAATCTATGGGAATAACTGGAGGATATAGTAATAAAAATTTATCTAAAAAAGAAATTAAAGATATGAAGCGTTTAAGAAATTCAGACGTAGTGTGGTTAAATGATACTTGGATATATAAAGAATTACACCCATATATTCATCAAGCAAATATAAATGCTGGTTGGAATTTTCAATGGGATAGAAGTGAGTCTTGTCAGTTTACAAAATACAAATTAAATCAATATTATAATTGGCATTGTGACGGATGGGATAAACCTTATAATGCACCCAATACACCTGACCATAATAAAATAAGAAAATTATCTATGACTTGTCAATTAACAGATGGATCAGAATATGAAGGTGGTGAATTAGAATTTGATTTTAGAAACTATGACCCTCACATGAGAGAAGAAGTCAAACATTTAAAACAAGCAAAAGAAATATTACCGAAGGGATCTATTATTGTATTTCCTTCATTTGTATGGCATAGAGTAAAACCTGTAACCAAAGGAGTGAGGTATTCATTGGTAATGTGGAACCTTGGATATCCATTTAAGTGAATAAAAAATTTTATTTTTTAGCTGGTTATTCTAGATCAGGAAATACATTGTTATCCTCTATTTTAAATCAAAATAAAAATATAGTAGCAACAGCAAATAGTCCACTAGTTCAAATAGCTTATAGTATTAATGAAATGTATAATTCAATATGGATAAAAAATTTTCCAGAAAAGAAAGGTGTTGATAATTTATTAAAAAAATTGTTTACAAATTATTATGAACATTTAAATGCTGAAGTTATTTTTGATAGAGCAGGGTGGGGAACTCCTTTAACCTTACTAACAAATAAATTATAGAAAAACCAAAATTTTTATTACTGGTAAGACCTTTAATAGAAGTTTTAGCTTCTCTTGTAAAAATACATAGACCAAAAAATGTTTATGATTTTGTATATTTAGAAGCCATGCATCCTGAAAAAGGTAAAGTATATTGGGATTGGTTATCTACTAAAACAATTATTACACAATATAAAAAAGATTATTTATTAATTAAATATGATGATTTAATTAAAGAACCAAAAAATAAAATAAAAGAAATATATGATTTTTTTGAATTAAAACCATTTAAACATTCATTTTCTAATTTAAAACAACTTTCTATTAATAACGTTATATATGATGATTCTGTTTTTAACTCTAACTCTTTACATTTAGTTAAAAAAAATATAAATAAACAGGAGTATGCAGTGGAAGATTATCTACCAGAAAGTATAATTAAAGAATATAAAGAATGGGATTATTTTTAATATGATAATTAATGAATATTTTAAGACACCTATATGGATTGAACAAAAACCGGAGTTTGTAAAATCTCTAAATAAAGCTTCTAATCAATATATAAAAGATGCTAAAAAAAGAGAAAAAAATTACATCAAAGAATATGGTGACTTTGGAAGAAGTTATCATTCAACACCTTTAGCTCAAGATAATAAATTTTTAGATTTTAGAAATTATATAGGTCAAAAGTCTTGGGAGTTTTTAGATTGGCAAGGTTTTGATATGCAGCAATATACTACAATGTTTAGTGAGTTATGGGTACAAGAGTTTGCTAAAAAAGGTGGAGGACATCATAATGCACATATACATTGGAATCAACATGTATCTGGTTTTTATTTTTTAAAATCAAGTGATAAAACTTCTTTTCCAATATTTCATGAACCACGTACTGGTGCACGTGCTACAAAATTAAAATTAAAAAATGGTAATGGTATATTTCATGGAACTGAATTAATTCATTTTAAAGTAACACCTGGAACTTTAATTATATTTCCAGGTTACTTAGAACATGAGTTTGCAGTAGATCATGGTGTAGAACCATTTAGATTTATACATTGGAACATACAAGCTGTACCGAAAGAGATGGCTAGAGATGTCATTTAATAAAAATAAATATACAGTTATAAGACAAGCAATATCAAAAGATTTAGCTACATTTGTTGCAAACTATTTTTGTATGCAGAAACAAGTTTATGATACTTGTAGAGAGAGTAGATATTTTTCACCATTTGAAAATATTATTGGATACTATGAAGAACCAGATGGTCAAATACCAAACACATATTCTCAATATGCTAATATTGCAATGGAAACTTTATTACTTAAATGTCTTCCTAAAATGGAAGAAGTAACTAAATTAAAATTATATCCTGCTTATACTTATGCTAGAATATATAAAAAAGGTGATGAATTAAAAAGACATAAAGATAGATTTAGTTGTGAGATATCAACTACTATGAATTTAGGTGGTGATGAT